TTTCTACAATATTAAGTCGATGGATGCTCTTTGTCGTAGAGCAGGGCTTAATCTTGTTGAGGTGATAAAGCATCCAATTCACGGCAATAGTTATATTTTCGTCATATCTAAATCTGTTGCAAGAAATGCGTATCTTGATCTCATGATCAATCGTGAAAATTCTCTCGGTCTTTATAATGATGTTACATACAAAGTTTACACGGATGAATGTAAAGACATCATTGAAGCATTCTCAATTGAATTGAGAAATCATAAGGCTGCTGGTAAGATACTGATTGGTTATGGTGCTTCTGCAAAGGGTAATACTTTATTGAATGCTTCACATGCTTTTCTCAATTTGATCATTGATGATAATCCATTGAAGCAAGGACTCTATACGCCAGGTATGCGTATTCCAATTTTCTCTTCTGAGAAACTAAAAGATTATGAGAATATAGACAATCTTGTATTTGTTCCTCTTGCATGGAACTTCTTTGAAGAGATTAAAAGTAAGATTGAAACTCTAAGACCTAACAAGAAAGATTCATTTTTGAGATTTTTCCCATACGTATATACAGAGTAATCTTTAGTAATGAATACCGTATTGTACTATCACCTTTATATGACAGATGACTACGGAACTTGGTCATCAATCTTCATGGAGCATATGAAAGGACTAGAAGACGCTGGCATACTAGAAATAATGGATGAATTAAATTTTACCGTTATTTGCAATAGTGAAAAAAAAGCTAGTGACTTTATAAGATTGCAAGGCGCATATGATATAGGTAAGCCAAAAAAAGTCGAACTTGTCTATAGTCCTTATAGTACAGATGAAGAAATGTTAAACTCTATCGAATCACCAGACACTATTACAGAAAATCATACAATGAGAAAAATCTGGAACGATTCTCATGATAAAGATATGATCATGTTATACCTACATTCAAAAGGAATAACTGCTACAAAGAAGAGTTTAGAAAACGGAGACGCAGAAACTTTCAAGAAGTATTACTACTGGCGTCAATTTTTAAACTGGGGAGCCATAGAAAATGGTCACAAATGCTATGCAGCATTAAAACACTCCGATTATGATATTGCAGGTGTGAATTACTGCGAAAAGCCATCTAAACATTTCAGTGGCAGTTTTTGGTGGTCAAAGTCTGAATATATAAAAAGATTGCCTGATCCTTCTACAAAAGAGTGGTGGCAAAAACTTAAATCTAAAACAGATGATCAATGGTTGAGAAGTGCAGGAGATAGATTTCGAGATGAACAATGGCCTTGTTGTTTAGATGATGTTAGAGTCTTTAATGTATACTCTCCAAATTCAGATTATGGATACGGCCCGGCCGAAAAAGTTTTAAAAAGAAGCCAATATGAACACAAGTAATAACTCAATTTGTACAAAGGTGTGTGAATATGACGAAGAAGGAAAATATTGTAAAGGGTGTAACAGATCACCAGAAGAAATTACCGAGTGGTTCTATGCCAATTCTGAAAGAAAAAAAGAAATTGCCAGAGCCGCGCGGGCGCGTGGTAAGAAAAGAAAGTGTCGAGAAAAAGGTGTATGTTCCTGTGGGGAAAGTTGTAAGGAATAAAACAAAACCTTGACATTCCTATCAGATATGATAGTATGTCCATACTGACAAACACACAGAGGAACACATGGCATATTTTACACAAACCGTTGAAGTTGACGTTGATCTTGATGATTTTGATGATGATGAAATCATTGAGTATGTAGAAAGTCTCGGCTACACCGTCACTAAAGATCCTGCCGCAGATGCTAATTTTACCGATGTGATTTGGAACATTGAGCGTGGAAATCTAAAGGAAGCATTAATTCTTCTTGAACGTGAATTGCCCACACTAAAGGGCATTGCTAGACTGAACTAAATACAAACAATGCGGGGTTGGTATATGGGTTGTGCCCTAGCCTTCCAAGCTAGTGAAACGAGTTCGAATCTCGTACCCCGCTCCAATTTTATAATGAGGTAATACATGCTTTGGCTTATCGTTTTGAATACCATGATGAATGACGGCACTCTCTACACCGACATTCGCACTCCAAACAAACCAGAATTTAACAATGAACAGTCTTGCAAGGAAGCAGGACAAATTCTTGTTGACCAGTTGCAACTTGAAGTTGGCACAAATGCTGGTCGCACATACTACATCTGCAAGGCAATTCCATTTGAAGACATTACGGCGGCCATCGGTAAGGGTGGAAGCGGCACGTAAATGGAACACATTGAAGTAAGTGATTTCATAGAACATGAAGATGGTTCGGCTTCAATCACAGTCACAATGGATTATGAAATCATTCTCTTCTTTGCGAAGAAGGGACTTCTTGCAACTTTGATTGAAGCGGCTAACGAGGCAAAAGAAGATGAAAGTCAAGATCAGTAAATATCCTACAGACAGATTGATCTGTAGGATTCATGACCGTTACATGAACAAGAAGTACGGTCATGTTTGGCCTCATCCTTCAACACCAACTAAGATTGAAAACTTCTTAGAGTTGCTTGAGGGTATCATTCAATCGTTCTATGACGTAACGATTAATCCTATAATCAGGCATCGTAAGCGAAAGATTGGTGTTCGTATTGATGATTGGGATACTTGGAGTGCTGATGTTACTCTAGCCTACATCATTCATCCTATTCTTTTAAAGATTAAAGAAGGTAAGTTTGGCACTCCATACACCTATCGTGAAGATGCGCCCGATGATGTTATCTATGATGACCAAATCGAAGATGATGATTGGGATCGACCCTTTAACGTAATGCGCTGGCATTATATTCTTGATGAGATGATTTTTGCCTTTGATAAAATCAAAGACGGAGAATGGGACTTAGAAATCTACGAGAGACATAATGGTTGGACTACCGAAGCCCTTGAAGAGCGTGATGAAATTCAAAAGCGCATTAACAACGGGCTTCGTCTCTTTGCTAAATATTATCAGAGTTTGTGGACATAAAAATGGCATGTAATTCGTGTAGCAATAATGATAGTTCGAACTCTCTCTTCCTGAAAGAGGGATCTTTCTATATTCTTGGTCAATACGGCTCACGATATGACATGGAACTTTATGCTCTCAAAAGAGCCACATATTCTGTCGGTGATATTTGTGATGACTGTGTGAGACAACTAATCAATGAGGGCGTTGCACAAAAAATAGAGGACGGTGTTTGGTAAAATGTATGGATGGAAATATAACGAAAGTATTCTCAGAACCTATATGACTGAACATGCAGAAGACATGGGTAGATTTTGGGCCGAGATTCTTATGCGAACGCCTAAGATATATGAAGATTTTATGAGAGGATTTCTAGAAGAATTAAATAAAAAGAAGGAATAGAACTATGAACTATAAGACTATTTCCGAAGAAATCATTCGACAAGCGGCCGAAATATGCGGCCCAGATAGCAACTTTCATATTGCATTAAAGTGGGGAGAAGAGTATAGACAAGCAGGCATGATCCCTGTATACTATACAAATGATGAGGAACGTATCGTATACGTGACTACAGAAGAAAAGATGTCGGGAGCAAAACTACATTGATTGAACATAAGCACATAGTCATTCGGGCCAAAGTTAAAAAGCCGCCGAAAGATGTTGAAGATACAAAGATTTGGTTCAAGAACCTGATTAAGCATATCGGTATGAATTTGCTTGTCGGGCCAGTTGGCACATATCTTGACAAAGAAGGCAATCGCGGTTTGACCATGGTTGCAATCATTGAAACTTCACATATTGCCATGCATGTTTGGGACGAACAAGATCCTGCTCTTGTTCAATTAGATGTCTATACTTGCGGCGCTTTGGATCCTGATGATGTGCTTGACTATCTTCGTAAGTTTGAGCCAGTAGATGTCAAGTATATGGTGCTTGACCGTGAACATGAAATTGATATTAAGGAGTTGAGATAATGAATATTCTTGAAACACAATGGAAGCAGAGGACATATGATAGCAAGTGGGAAAAACTTGCTAAGGTTATGGACTACGAAAACAAGTATGTCTATAAGTCCGAGTCTGGTTCTAACCTGACTTATATTCCTACTAAGTGGATGACAGTTGGCGTGTTTGATTATATGGGAGAAATTGAATGAATATTAAATTATTGCGGTTATTAACCGGCGAAGAAATTCTAGCCGAAATTTTGCCAAGCGGCGATGAAGTGTGTAGAATTAAAAATCCTATTCGTGTTATTGTGGTTCCAAATAAAGTTGATCCAAAAACACCCAGTATTGGATTTTCTCCTTGGATAGAATTTAGTGATGATAAAGAATTTACTATTGACAAATCTCATATTGTTGTTATAATGAACCCAATTACTGAGTTCGTCAATCAATATAATTCCATGTTTGGCGGTCTTGTACTTCCCAAGAGCAATCTAATTTTACCAGGATAATTATGAAATCTTTTTACACTAATGTTCAGGTCTACGGTTCTCGTATCCTGTATCGCGGTGTAGAAGACGGAAGAAAAGTCAAGCGAAAGATTGATTATTTCCCAACCCTGTATGTTTCTTCAAAGGTTCATACAGGGTTTACTTCCGTTTCTGGTGAAGCTATGGCCGAAATGAAGCCTGGTAACATCCGCGAAACAAGAGATTTTGTCGAACAATATAAAGAAGTCGAGAACTTCAAAATCTATGGCAATCAAAAGTATGAATATGCGTTCATTGCAGATCATTTTGCCGATGATGTTGATTGGGACTTGTCGCATATCAATGTAACAAATATCGACATTGAGGTCGGCTCAGAGAATGGTTTTCCTGAGCAAGATAGAGCAGACGAACCGATTACAGCAATTACTATGAAGAATAACCAAGGCAAGTTTATTGTCTTGGGTTGTGGTGTATTCAATAATACCCGCGATGATGTTCGTTATGTGCAGTGTCGTGATGAGATTGACCTTATCAAGAGATTTATTGATGAGTGGACTGGTGACTATCCTGACATTATCACCGGTTGGAATGTAGAACGTTTCGATATTGTTTATCTAGTAAATCGTATTCGTAAGATGCTCGGCGAAGACGCTGCAAAAAGGCTTTCTCCGTGGAGCATAATCAACGAAGGCAAAACAACAAATAAAGTCGGTAAAGAAGAAACAATCTACAAGCTTCTTGGTATTTCTACCCTCGACTATATCACAATGTATCGCAAGTTTGCTCCTGGCGGTCAATCACAAGAATCATACAAGCTTGATGCTATCGCCAATGTAGAGATCGGCGAAAAGAAGTTGTCGTATGAAGAATATGGCAATCTCCATAATCTCTACAAAGAAAACTTCCAACTGTTCATCGAATATAATATTAAAGACGTTGAACTTGTTGACCGTATTGACGATAAGTTAAAGCTTATCGAACTTACTCTTACTTTGGCCTATGATAGTAAAACAAATCCTGATGACGCATTTTCGCAGGTGCGTATGTGGGATGCTATTGTCTATAATCATCTTCGCAAGAAGAATGTTGTAGTTGATCCAATAATCAAGCACTCAAAAGATGAAGCCTATGAAGGCGCGTTCGTTAAAGATCCAATTCTAGGTATTCATAAGTGGGTCGCATCATTTGACTTGAACAGTCTGTATCCGCATTTGATTATGCAATACAACATTTCACCTGATACGATTATTGAACCAGAAAATTATGATGGAACTCTGCGCGAGTTTATCTCTCGCAACCGCATTTCTGTTGATGCTCTACTCAATCAAGAAATCAGTACGAGTGTTTTACAGACAGCTAACGTTACGTTGACTCCTAACGGACAGTTCTTCACAAGAGAACGCCATGGCTTTTTGCCTGAAATCATGGAGGCAATGTATAATGACCGTAGCGCATACAAGAAGAAGGCTATTGCTGCCAAGAAAGAACTAGAGAAAGAAACTGATCCAGAAAAGAGAATTGAAATTGAAAAGCGTGTAGCACGTTTCAATAATCTCCAGTTGGCTAAGAAGGTTTCTCTGAACTCTGCTTACGGCGCTCTCGGCAATCAATACTTCCGATACTTCGACGTTCGACAGGCCTCAGGCATCACGACTGCTGGTCAGTTGTCCATTCGTTGGATCGAAAAGAAACTAAATGAATATATGAACAAAATTCTAAAGACGGACAAAGAAGATTATGTTATCGCCTCGGATACGGATAGCATTTACCTCTGTCTTGATAAACTGGTCAGCAAGACTATTATTGAGCAGAGTCCAAATGCTACAACAAAACAAATTATCGCATTCATGGATAAGGTCTGCGAAAATAAAATTCAACCGTTTATTGACTCTGCTTATGCTGAACTTGCTGAATATATTAATGCCTATGAACAAAAGATGCAAATGAAGCGTGAGGCTCTGGCCGACAAAGGTATCTGGACAGCCAAGAAGCGTTACATCATGAACGTCTATAACAACGAAGGTGTAGAGTATGCGAAGCCGAAAGTAAAAGTTATGGGTCTTGAGATAATCAAGTCATCTACTCCTGCATATTGCCGCAAGATCATGTGGGAAGCAATCGATATCGTTCTAAACAAGAATGAGATGGAAATGATCAGCATGATTGAGACATGGCGTCAAGAGTTCAAGAATCAAGCAATCTCTGACATTGCATTTCCTCGCGGTGTAAATGGGCTTGAAAAGTTTCGTGACAAATCAGGCAAAGGCATCTTTGAAAAAGGTTGCCCGATCCATGTTCGTGGTTCTTTGATCTATAACAATCTCATCAAGTCTAATAAGTTGGGTAAAAAGTACCAATTGATTAAAGAAGGTGAGAAGATCAAGTTCATCTATCTTGTTGAGCCAAACAATATTCAATCAAATGTCATCTCCTTTACTGGCATGTTGCCGGAAGAACTTGACATTAAGAAGTATATTGACTATAATACACAGTTCAACAAGTCTTTCGTGGAACCATTGAAGATCATTCTTGATAGCATTGGCTGGAAGACGGAACATATTTCATCTTTGGAGGAGTTTTTTTCGTAATGACAAGAAATGATTATGACGATTTTCATAAAGTGTTAGAAGACATTGTAGCATCAAGAAAGTATCTTGATGGGGCATCTAGACCTTGGGGTCGTTGGTTTGTGCTTGATGTGGATCAGGGATTTAAGGTAAAGAAACTGGAAATTCTACCAGATCAGGCCATCTCACTACAGTATCACATCCATCGTACAGAAACTTGGACAATTGTTCAAGGCGAAGGCAAAGTGATTGTTGATGGTAATGTATTCTCTGTCAAGAAGGGCGATACATTCTTTGTGCCAAGACAGGGCATTCACAAAATCACAAACACACATCTCAAGGAAATTTTAATTGCAATTGAGGTGCAAATCGGTGAAATTTGCAGAGAGGACGATATCGTTCGCTGCTAAATACAGCGTCACGGAGAATCGTGACGTTCAACATAATATAGGAGAATCTATATGTCAAACATGTTTACTTCCTTACTCAAGGAGATTGATAATGAATATGCAGGAATTGCAGACGAAGGTATCGAAGCTGGTGATGTCACTGGGTTCATTGGTACTGGCTCTTATAGTCTCAATGCTCTACTTAGCGGTAGCATTTACGGT